GCAACACAGATCAATGTCGAGGTGCATATCGACGGAGACGGCAACGCATCGTCCTCCGCCGACGCGCCTGGCTACGACATGTTTGGCAAGGAGCTGGCGACGTTCGTTGAGCAGAAGTATCAGGAACTGCGCAGCAGGGACATGCGCCAGGGCGGCGTCATCAACAAAGCAATCAAGGGGCGATGATGGCTATCGAACGATTCACCTGGGCAACGGAAAAGGGCGCGGAGGGTGATGTGACCCAGCGCGTCCGGACCAAGCAGTTCGGCGATGGGTACGAGCAATCGGTCGAAGATGGCCTAAATAACCAGTCCCAATCCTGGCCGCTCACGTTCACCGGCGCCAAGGCTCGTGTTCTGGAAATCAAGGCGTTCCTCGATCGGCACAAGGGCGCCAAGGGCTTCCTATGGGAGCCGCCCCTGGGCGAGCTTGGCCTCTACAAATGCAACGGCTACAAGCCGGTTCACCGCGGTGGCCAGGTCTACGCCATCACCGCCACCTTCAAGCAAACCTTTCATCCCTGAGGCCTATCCATGGCACTGATCACGGACATCCAGAAACTGGAGCCCGGCGGCGAGATTCGCCTGTTTGAAATTGACGGGACTGAGTACGGCGCGGATTACCTGCGCTTCCACGGGCACGCCATTCCGCACACACCTGAAGAGTTGCTGGCCTACGAGCATTCGGAAGAGGATCTGCCTGCGAAGTCGATCTGGTGGCAGGGAGAGGAGTACGCGGCCTGGCCGGTGCAGATTGAGGGCATTTCCTCAAGTAGCGACGGCACAGCCTCACGGCCGACATTCGCCGCCGGCAACGTCAACGGCAGAGTCACGGCGCTGTGCCTGGCCTTCGAGGACATGCTCAAGTTCAAGCTGACGGTTCGCGAGACCCTGGCCCAGTACCTGGACGCGGCCAACTTTCCCGACGGCAACCCGACTGCAGACCCGACCCAGGAAGCGTTGGAGATCTGGTACATCGACCAGAAAACCAGCGAGGACGGCGAGGCGGTGGTCTGGGAGCTGTCTTCCCCGGGTGAGATCGACAACCACGGGCTGCCCGGCCGGCAGATGACCACGTTCTGCCACTGGGCCATGACCAATGGATACCGGGGAGCGGACTGTGGCTACACCGGCGCGGCCATGTTCGATGACGAGGACAACCCCACGGATGACCCCGCCAAGGATCAGTGCAAAGGCTGCCTGTCGTCCTGCAAGTTGCGCTTTGGCGAGAACAACGAGCTCAGTTTCGGTGGATTCCCCGCTGTGAGCTTGGTCTCAAGGAGCTGATCATGCGAAAACACATCATCACCGCGATCCAGGCGCACGCGGCAGCGGAGTATCCCCGCGAGTGCTGCGGCCTGTTGCTGTCCGTCGGGCGCGCGCAGAAGTACTTCCCATGCCGGAACATCGCCACGGAGCCGAACGAAGAGTTTCGGCTCGATCCCGAGGATTACGCCGCGGCGGAAGATTTGGGCGAGGTGATCGGGATCGTTCACTCGCATCCTGATGCCACCAGCAGACCATCACCGCATGACCTGGCCATGTGCGAGGCCACGGAGCTGCCCTGGCATATTCTGAGTTGGCCCGAGGGCGATCTGCGCACCATCACGCCAACCGGCCGCACGCCGCTGCTCCAGCGTCCTTTCGTACACGGCGTCTGGGATTGCTGGCAGGTCTGCGCAGATTGGTACAAGCGCGAATGGGGTCTGGAATTCGAAGCCTTCCAACGCGCCGATGGCTGGTGGGAGAGCGCGGAGAACGCCAGCCTGTACGAGGCGAACTACGAGGGAGCCGGCTTTGTACGCGTCGACCGACCACAGCGAGGGGATCTGATCGTTATGCAGGTCGGGCGCACGGCTCACCCTAATCATGCGGGGATCTACCTGGGCACTGACCCAGCGCTACCAGGCGAAGAGTCGGGCACCTTCGGCCCTGGCCCATTCCTGCTGCACCACCTATACGGCAGGCCGTCCGAGATCATCGTATACGGTGGCCCCTGGTATGACCGCACGCGCCTGATCCTCAGGCATAAGAGATCTAGATAGGATGATTATTTAGTCTTTTTTAGACTATGCTCAGGTCATCCGCTATACCGCTTGTCGTCCCATTAAATCATCCGTAGTGGTTGACGCCGCTATTACCGGGCGCTCGCTACCAATGCGAAAATCGTCGATTTACACGCTTATTGACAATTCGGGGTTGCGCACTAGTATTGCGCTACCTATAAATCTTATAGGTGTCTATGAGCACTATTCCACCGTTATGGTCGCCACAGGAGCTCGAAAACCTGATTCACGTGCTTGCGCGGGATTCAGCGAGAGTGGTTATGACTGATCACTTCCTCGAAAGGCTTGCGCAACGAGGAGTGACCGTAGGTGAGGCGCTGAGGTGCTTGCAACGCGGGGCCATAATTAAAGGTCCAACGTATAGCGCGGAACACAATAGTTTTGAGTTCAGGATGTGCGAGCCTGCCCCGCGGGACATCGTTTGCGTTGTCGCGGCAGTTAAGCCCGTTCCTGATCCCGGCGAGACAATCGCCATCACCGTATGGGAGGTGAAGTGATGTTTGAATATACAGGGAGCGGCCTAGATGGCATCTACCTGAAAAACGGCTACACGATTGTTGAGACGTCGTATGGCAAGGGTGTGAAAATCCGAGATGTAGAAGGACTGCACCGCGCAATTGCGATCGACATTGTCCAGCAGAAAAAGCCCATGACTGGTCATCAGTTCCGCTTTCTAAGGAAGGAGCAGGATCTGATTCAGGAAGAGGCAGCGGCGCTTTTTCGAGTTGACGTGCAGACGATCGCGAACTGGGAAAAGAAAGGCAGCGAGCCAGTGCCTGGCGCCTCAGACATTGCTATGCGTGCCTGGTATTCTGCATATATTCATGCGAACTACGGCCCGGTTAAGGTTCCAGCGGACACGCCACCAGATGAAGGGGCTACGTTCCAATTATATGAGGACCACTGGGTCGAGGCCCGAGCAGCCTAGCCTTGATCAAGCCCAGCCCCGTGCTGGGCTTTTTGCATCTGCCACCTCAGTGCTACAGTCCCGCCAAACCAAAGAGGGAACGACATGCGGATTTTGATAGCGGCGGTAGCGGTGGCGATGCTGGCGGGGTGTGCCTCATCTGCGATTTCAGTGAGGGATGCGAAGCCGGTGCCGTCGGATGAGGTTTATGCCTTCCAGACAAAGCCGGCCGGTGAAAGCGGGAAGGTCACGGTTGTGCGCGACTCCGGTGCTGTTGGTTCAGGCTGCGATATCGTCGTCTATGTAGACGGGCGCAAGGCTGCGAAAATTGGCACTGGTCAGCGGGCTACCTTTTACCTTCCGCCAGGCTCACCAAGCCTCGGCGCCGGCCTTGCCGGATCAGGTCTGTGCGCAGGCGCTGCAATTCGCACCATCGCAGCCACGGTGCAGCCCGGCAAAGAAAGCCTATACCGCATCAGCGGCGACATGGCCGGCTTCTACATTGGTCCCTACGTCGACTACAATTGAAAAACGAAAATCATAAAGCCGCCTCCGGGCGGCTTTTTCATGCCCGGAGAAAATGATGCAGGCTTCAGCGATCAACTACCAACCGATGACAACGATTCGCCTGTATGGGCAACTCCGCCAGTTTGGGAAAACTTTCAGGCTTGCGGTGAATTCACCGGCTGAGGCCATCAAGGCGCTCTGCGTCCAGATCCCTGGCTTCGAGCGCTTCCTTTCGAACGCCAAGTCACGAGGGCTTGAATTCGCAGTTTTTCGCGATAAGCGCAACATCGGCGAGAAGGAACTGACCTACAACGGTGCCGGTGATATTCGCATTGCGCCAGTGGTGGTGGGCAGCAAACGGGGGGGAGTCCTTCAAACGATCGTCGGTGCGATCCTGATCGTCGTCGGTGTCATTTTTTCAGCCACGCCGTTCGGCACTCCGCTCATTGGCGCCGGTATTGGCCTTGTCGCCGGCGGCGTGATCCAAATGCTTAGTCCCCAAGCCGGCGGACTCAAAACCAGTGCCGCACCAGAGAACACCCCCGGCTACGCCTTCGGCAGCGCAAAGAACACCACTGCATCGGGTAACCCGGTTCCGCTTTGCTACGGAAAGCGCCGCGTAGGCGGTGCAATCATCAGCGCGGCCATCTACGCCGAAGACCAGATGTAACCCAACTAAATCAGCGGCATTGCCGCAGGAGACACAAATGACCAAAGTTATCAAAGTTACGCATTTCCGCACCGAGCGCTTTTCACTCACCAAGGATGAGCTGATCGCGGCCCTGCGCAATAAATATGGAGACGAGACGATCTTCGACGCTGGTGCAATCGACATGGTTTGCCATCAAGGCGTGATCGGTGCCACAGATGAGACTCAGATTTACTTCAAGGTTGACCAGGCCTAGACCTGGTCGCGCCATTTACTGCGGAATGTCGATATTGGCTGTCCGCAGCGCCTGCTCTAACTTCTTCACGCGCTGCTCAAGATTGTTGAGCACGATCTTGAACGATTGAGTCACATCGTACAGTTCGTGAGGGAGTTTTCCGCTTGGCGTTTTGTCGGCGATGCTTTGCAGGTGCCTGCCGAGATCCGCCCAGGCTTTTTCATCGTTCAAAATTAACCTCCTGTTTCATTTACGCCCCAGTCCATGGGCTTGCGGTCAACGGACTGCGGCAGTTCGTTGGAGGCGCAACGCTACTACTCCGGCATCCAATGGCGCTACTGGAGTTTCATCCACGCTGTACAGATACCCACACCGCCCGCGAGGCGGTTTTTTATTGCCTGGAGGAAAGCATGGGCGTAGCACAAAAGATCGATATACACGGCGCCAAGGGCGGCGAAGAGAAACCCAAAACGCCAACGGAAGCCCCTGACAGCCTGCGCTCGGTCGCTATCGCTAAGATGCTGATCGCCATCGGGGAGGGTGAGTTCGAAGGCACGCCCACCGCGCGCGACATCTACCTCGACAACACCCCCCTGCAAGACCCCCAGGGCAACATGAACTTCCCGAACGTGAAGTGGGAGTGGCGCACCGGGGCGGTGGATCAGACCTATATCCAGGGCATCCCCTCGATCGAGAACGAAACCACCATCAGTACCGAACTGCGCAGCGGTACGCCATGGGTTCGGGCGATCACCAATACCCAGCTTTCGGCCGTGCGAGTGCGTTTTGCCTGGCCGGCGCTCCAGTCTGTTGATGCCAGCGGCAATATCAACGGTTACCGGATCGAGTACAAAGTTGAGCTGGCCACCGACGGCGGCGCCTACCAGCAGGTGCTTAGCGAAGCGGTCGACGGCAAGAACACCAGCCTTTACGAGCGCACCCGCCGTATCGATTTGCCCAGGGCCACCACCGGCTGGTTGATGCGTATCACCCGGCTGACCATCAACCAGAACAACAACAAAATCTCCGACACGATGCAGATCGCCGGCTTCACTGAGGTGATCGACGCCAAGATTCGCTATCCGAACACCGCGCTGCTCTACATCGAATTTTCGGCTGAGCAGTTCCGCAGCATTCCGGCCGTGACGGTCGAGACCAAGCTGAAGAAGATGCAGGTGCCGAGCAACTACGACCCCGTGGCACGTTCTTACACCGGGATCTGGGACGGCACCTTCAAACAGGCCTGGACTGACAACGCTGTTTGGATGACCTACGACATCACCACGGCCGACCGCTTCGGCCTGGGCCGCCGCATCAAGCCGTGGATGGTGGACAAGTGGGAGCTCTACCGCATCTCGCAGTATTGCGACCAACTGGTGCCGGACGGCAAGGGCGGCCGGGAGCCGCGCTTCATCTGCAACCTGAACCTGCAGAGCAAGGCTGATGCCTGGTCGCTGCTACGCGACATCTCGGCGATCTACCGGGGCATGACCTACTGGGCCCAGGGCCAGGTCTTCACTCTGTCGGACATGCCGCGCGCCACTGATTTCGACTTTGCCTACACTCGGGCGAATGTGATCGACGGCAAGTTCACCTACTCGAGCGCGTCGGAGCGCACCCGGTACAGTCGTGCGCTGATCAGCTACGACAACCCGGCGAACAACTACGACACCGACGTCACGGCCGTTACGGATGCCAAGCTTCAGCGCCGCTACGGCGACAACCCGGTGGAAATCAGCGCCATCGGCTGCACCCGAGAATCCGAGGCGCAGCGCCGCGGCAAGTGGGCGCTGCTCACCAACTCCAAGGACCGGGCCGTTACCTTCAAGGTCGGCCTCGACGGGCGTATCCCGCTGCCTGGCTACGTGATCCCGATCGCCGACGAACTCCTGGCCGGTCGACCGGTGGGCGGGCGTATCTCGGCGGTGAACGGCAAGGTCATCACACTGGACCGTGATACCCAGGCCAAGCCCGGCGACCGGCTGATCCTCAACCTGCCCGACGGCAAGTGCGAGGGGCGCACCGTGCAACTGGTCAGCGGCCGGCAGGTCACCGTTACCGTGGCCTACTCTATGGCGCCTGAGCGTGAACTAGTATGGGCGCTCGATGCCGATGACCTGGCAATCCCGCTGTACCGGGTGGTGAGCGTGGCCCGGTCGGAGCCTGGCGTGTTTGAGATCTCGGCCGTGCAGTATGACCCGAGCAAGTTCGCGCACATCGACACCGGCGCGCGCCTGGAAGAACGCCCAATCAGCGTTGTGCCGATTACCGTCGTTCCGGCGCCGGCGAGCGTCAAGCTGACGTCAAGCTACGCCGTTAACCAGGGCATCGCCATCAGCACCATGAACATCTCGTGGCCCGCTGTTGCTGGCGCGGTCGCCTATGACGTGGAGTGGCGCAAGGACAGCGGCAACTGGATCAAGGTGCAGCGCACCGGTTCGACCAGTGTCGACGTCACTGGCATTTACTCCGGCGCCTACGTGGCCCGGGTTCGGTCGGTGAGCGCCTTTGAGATCTCCTCGATCTGGAAGACCTCCAATCTGACCAACCTGGAAGGGAAGGTTGGCCTGCCGCCGGCGGTGGCGTTTCTGACCACCACCAGCGAGCTGTTCGGCATCGGCATTAAGTGGGGCTTCCCGGCCGGCGCCGAGGACACCCAGCGCACCGAGCTGTGGTACGGCCCGGCGAATGATCTGGCGGCAGCGACCAAGCTGGCTGACCTGGCATATCCGCAGGCCGACTACCGCATGCAGCAACTGCTGGCGGGCGCCACGTTGTTTTTCTGGGCGCGCCTGGTGGACCGCACCGGCAACATCGGGCCGTTCTACCCGGTTGTGAATGGGGTGATTGGGCAGGCCAGTTCTGATGCTGGGCCTTTGCTCGAAATTCTTACCGGAAAGGTCACCAAGACGCAGCTTGGCGAGGATGTGATCAGCGAGTTGGACGGCCTCCAAGATCAAATTGACGGTCTTGACGGGCTTGGTGGTTACATCTCCACCCAGATTTACCTGAAAGGCCAGATGGTGGTAGATGCTGACCGCATATACCAGGCCAAGGTGACTGTGCCGGTTAACAACCCGCCGCCGAATGCCACGTACTGGCTTGACGTTGGTCAATCGGTCGAAACGGTAAACGGCTTGGCGCAGCAGGTCGGCACCAACACCACCGATATCACCAGGATCGACGGCGTGGTCACGGCGCAGGCCAGCACCACCAATGCTTTGCGCGCCTCTGCACGCGACGATAGTGGTAGCGGTGCGAAGGCTGATGCTCTCAAGGGCTGGTCAAGTACTTCCGCCATTGTCGAGGAAAGCAAGGTCAGGGCAACCGCGATTGAGGCTGAGGCGACGAAGACCACGCAACTGCAAGCAACGGTGGGCCAGAACACCTCTGCCATTCAGGAGACTGCTTCTGCGCTAGCCAACACCAACGGCCAGTTGTCGACCCTGTGGTCGGTGAAGATGGAAACCACCGCCGGCGGCCAAAAGTATGCAGCCTCGTTCGGCTTGGGCCTGCAGGTCGATCCTTCCGGGGTTTCTTCTCAGTTCGTGGTCAGGGCTGACACGTTCATGTTGCTGAATCTGGCGAACGGTACGCCTGTGTCGCCGTTCTCTGTATCTGGTGGGCAGACGTTCATCAGTTCGGCGTTCATTCAGGACGGCAGCATCAGCATGCTGAAGATCGGCCAGGCGCTGCAATCGGACAACTATGTCGCCGGTGTACAAGGATGGCGCCTTGATAAGGCGGGGAACCTGGAATTCAACGGGCCAGCACCTGGTGGTGGGCGTCTGACTATGACCAACAGAGCCATTAAGGTATATGACGCCAACAACGTTAAGCGCGTACAACTTGGAGATCTATCGGTATGAGCCATGGGGTAAGGACGTGGGACGCTTCCGGAAATCTTCAAATGGATACCGATAGTTTTACGTATCAGGTTCTGCATAACGCCGTATACACGCTAACGATGGGCGCCATAGTGACTGCAAGTATTGCCGGGTTCGACCTGGCAACATGCACAGCTGTAATACTTCCTACCCAGGCCGCAGCTAACAACTACTGCTACAGCGCTATGCCGTTTATGTCTGTAGGCGTCGGCTCGGTTACTGTGCGCTCAAAACACCCAAATGAGCCAGGCGCTATAGGATCAACAATACAGTTCAGACTGCTTGTAATGAGGTTCAAAAATTGACTTTCGGCCTATCTGTTGTAAACGATGGAAGCTATGTACAGATAGACTCAGAGCAACCTAGGCTTTGTGCGCTGTACAGTGGATCCTATCAGGCGTCCGGCAGTTCATCGGTGTCAGTATCGTTCCCGTCCGCCATAACTACGCCGGAGCCGCCGTGCGTATTCATTCAGAACAGCGCAGCTAGACCGAATGAGCTTTACACGAGCATGACTATTAACGGAGGTCCTGGGGCGTGGACTGGGTTTTCCATCACGTCACTTAACATTGACTTCAGGCCTGCCGGAAAGTGGTTTGCAGCTGTGTTTGCCTCAATAAGCAAGGCTGATTACGGGCTGCGGATGTGGGATGCAAGCGGTGTGCTGATTTTCGACTCGGGGGCCGCCCCGGTAATCTTCACGCGAGCAAATAACTCATGGTCATATCAGGGGCAAGTAGTTCTAAATAGGACTGCCCAGGCGTACTACTGGGCAAACGGATCTGTTGCGCCGCTGCAATCTGATGAGTACTTCATGATCAATCCGTTTTCCCGGGGGATACTGCAAAACCATCTGAACTGGATGACATCAGCTGTAAGGTTCAACTATTCAGAGAACAGGCTTCAAGTGTTCGGAGTTAGCGCAATTTCAGCATGGACAAACATCGGGGCGCCTGGCGCTGTTTTTGCTAGGCTTCCCGGCACATAGGAAGAGTTAAACATTTAACTTTGAATATCCTGCCTTGAGCGGGTATTTTTTTGCCTGGAGAAAAATATGGTTTGGCAAAGGGCGGGAACAGTTGCGGTTCAAAATGGAAGCACTACTGTAGTTGGCACGAACGTAGATTTCGCTGCTAGCAGTAGGAATGGAGATTCATTCGTTGGTCCCGACGGCGCGACATACGAGGTCGCCAACGTCGCGAGTTCTACGGTTATCTCTATCCTGCCAGCGTATAAGGGGGTAACGGTAAGCGGAGCGGCCTACGCCATCATGCCTGTACAGGGCTATGACAAGATGCTGTCGGATGCCTTCAACTCCCTAAACAACCAGTTCGGGCCGAAGTTGGCGGCGCTTGGCACTACCGGAAACTATGACATCCTGCCGGTGGCGAAGGGCGGTACCGGTTCATCTAATCAGACTGATGCGCGACTTGCTCTTGGTCTTGGCGCAGTTTCAACCGAGAACATATTGCCAGTTTCCAAAGGTGGTACGGGTAGCAATACACAGTCAGGAGCCCGCGCCGCTCTTGGGCTTGGAAATGCCGCAATTGCAAATGTTTCAGGCTCTATGGATAGCGGGTCTATTATTGAGCGCGGATCAAATGCTAATGGAGAATTTACAAAATTTGCAGACGGTACTCTGTTCTGCTGGGGAGTAGTAGATAAATCAGGGATAAGCATTGCCAGTCCAAACGGCGCAGTTTTTAACTCGGTTCTCCAAGGTATTGGCCCGACAGCAGCAAACTTTGTAGGCACCCCATCTATTTTGCTATCTGCGGCGACTGCCGATGCAACAATATGGATAGGAACTCCATCCATTGGCACAGGAAACTTCTATTTCTTCTCAACTACAGCAGGGACTAGAAACTGCGCCGTCGTATATACAGTTACCGGAAGGTGGAAGGTATGAAAATTACATTCAGCCCGCAACGAAGAGACGATTCAGTCACTTACCAGAAGGATGGTGACACGATCATAGTGAATGGTGAAGCGTTCGACTTTTCCAAGGTTGAAGATGGAGACGTACTTCCGCGAGACGCCATTCAGTCTCAGTGGTTTTCTGGTGACGTGACTCGCTCGGCCGGCAATCTTGAAATAAGCCTAATATTGCCGAACCCTTGGAACTACAGCCAGGAGCAAGCATTTCCAGAACCTATCACCATCACCCAAAACGGCATGATCGAACTACCAAAGCCTTTGCCTGTTGATCAGAAGGAACAAGTCAGTGAGTAATATCGATTGGTCAAAACTGCGCAAGGCAGCAAGTATCAAGATAGAGAACGAGTCCGCGCGACTGGCTCCGTTGATCGCGCTTGAAACTCAGTGGGTTGAGGCCGAGCGCCGCTTTGTAGGCGAGCTACTGGAGGCTATCGAAGATGGAGAAACAGTCAATGGGACAGATCGTCAATGGCGCGACTACCGCACTCAGTTGCGCGCCTGGAAGCTAGGCGCCGAAGGATATCCAGAGCCCTGGCTGCGCCCGGCCAGGCCTAGCTGATAGCCGATACGAAAACCAGTATCCGCCACCGAGCGGGTATTTTTTTGTCTGGAGAAAAGCCATGCCGATTACCGAGCAGCAGTTGCTGCAGATCCTCCCGAACGCCGGCCGCCAAGCCGGCGTTTTTGTTCCTGCCCTGAACACAGCCATGAACCGTTACGGCATCGTCGGCACGCCGCGCGCCGCCGCATTCGTCGCCCAGGTCGGGCACGAGTCGGGCCAACTGCACTACGTGCGCGAGATATGGGGCCCGACCGCACAGCAGGCCGGTTATGAAGGCCGCGCCGACCTGGGCAATACCGTGAAGGGGGACGGCTCCAAGTACCGTGGCCGGGGCCTGATCCAGATCACCGGCCGGGCCAACTACGCTGCGTGCGGGGAAGCCCTGGGCCTGTACCTGCTCAGTAAGCCAGAGCTGCTCGAGCTGCCGCAGCACGCCGCGATGTCGGCGGCCTGGTTCTGGTCTATGAAAGGCCTGAACACGCTGGCGGACCAGGGCGACTTTGTGAAGATCACTCGCCGCATCAACGGTGGGCTCACCGGCCTGGAAGATCGCCTGCTGCTGTGGGACAAGGCGAAAAAGGTGCTGGCATGACGCCCGGGCAGATCCTGGCCGCGATCCTGCTGGCAATGGTCCTCAGCGCCGCCAGCACCTGGCAGGTGCAGGACTGGCGGATGGGCAAGAAACTCGCCGAGCAGGCCGGCCTGCACAAGGACGACCTGGCGGCGATCACCAATGCCGCCGCCGACCAAGCCCGCGACGAGACCGATAAGCGCCTGGCCCTGGAGAAGCAACTCGCCGGCCAGGACCAACAACACACCAGGGAATTATCCGATGCCCAACGCAACCAGGCTGTTCTGCGCGATCGCCTTGCCACTTCTGATGTCAGGCTGTCAGTCCTTCTCGACGCCGCGGATTCAGCCGGTGGCTGCAACGTGCCTGCCACCCCCGGCACCGTCGGCGTGGTTCATGCAGCCCGTCGAGCCCAACTTGACCCAGCGCATGCTCAACGAATTCTCGCCATCACCGGTGACGGGGACCAAGGACTGATCGCGCTGCGGGCGTGCCAGGCATATGTCAGAAGTGTTTCAAAATAGGGATTGTGTTCGGTCGGCAGAACGCCGGGGGAGGGTGCCGAAAAGGCTCAGTGACTTTACGAGTGACTTTGTAAAATACGGTTGCGCACTGTTGGGCATCGTTGCAGCGAGCGCCAGGCGCGAAGCCTTGTAGTTAGCGGGCTCTAGAGGTGTCCGCTTGCATGGGGTGCTAGGGGTCGAGTGTTCGAATCACTCCGTCCCGACCATATAATTCAACGGCTTAGGCCAATGTTCACAGCATTGGCCTTTTTCGTGTGCGTGACATTTGCGTGACTTCTCTATTTTTCACGCCTGCTTCCCGCTCCAAAAGGGGTCTGCCGGGAAAACCAAAGGTCATTCGCCTCTTGCCGGTGTGGCCGCATTTTGAGCAGTCGCTTGCTTCATACGAGCAACGGTATTCAGCGCCGCAATCACACGAACATCCACTGCACTCGAGCGTGCATGTCTGGATCTGCTTGTCTTGGCCATTCCGCTTGATCAGGTAATTGGTGCGTCGTTCCAGCCGAAAGCCGGTTAGTTTCTCGGCCACCGTGTAAGTAGCCGGATCCCATCGGAAGTTATATTTGGCCTTTGGATCATCGGCGAGTCAGTTTACTTGGCGCATGGCGATTCCTCGTCCTCGAATCAAGCGGGGGCGCTCACCGAGCCTGGGTATCTCTTGCGCAAGACGCAACGCGACGTTGCGTCCTGACCATATTCTCTCAAGATGCAGTGCCGCCTATGTTGTTGACCTGGAAAACATCAATGTGCGTGACTTTTTCTGAAGAGTCACCGCTGTCGAACCTCAGGAGTCTATGGCATGGGCGTTTCTACAAGAGATACAGCAGCGACGATACAAAAAGCGTCGATGACAAAGGGGCTCGTGCTTCTGTTTGCTTTTTGTTGCGGTGCCATCGTGGCCAACATCTATTACGCTCAACCGATTATCAGCTTGATCGCTCCGGATATCGGCATGTCGAGTGGACGCGCGAGTTTCATCGTTTCGCTGACTCAGATTGGTTATGCGCTCGGATTGTTTTTCCTGGTGCCCTTGGCGGATCTGGTAGAAAACCGTCGGCTGATGATCGCGACAATTGTGATTACGATCTTCAGCCTGGTAGCCGCCGGTTTGTCCAAGCAGCCGAGTGTATTTCTAGTGGTGTCGGCACTCATCGGTTTCAGCTCAGTCTCCGTGCAGATGCTTATCCCGTTGGCGGCACATCTGACACCGGAAGAGTCTCGCGGTCGGGTAGTTGGCGGGATTATGGGTGGCTTGCTGCTAGGGATTCTGCTTGCGCGGCCGCTGTCGAGTCTGGTTGCCGATCATTTGGGCTGGCGGGCGGTGTTTATCGGGGCCGCCGCCTTGATGCTCGTTATCTCCATCGTGATTGGCATGACCATGCCTAAATGGCAACCGACCCATCGCGCGTCGTATGGTCAATTGCTGATGTCCCTGGGACAACTGTTCTGTCGCGAGCCCGTGCTGCGTCAGCGCGCGCTTTATCAAGGGCTGATGTTTGCAGCGTTCAGTTTGTTCTGGACCGCTGTGCCGTTGATATTGAGTCGTGAGTTCGGCCTCACGCAAAGTCAGATTGCGATTTTCTCTCTGGTCGGCGCCATCGGTGCAATTGCCGCACCTATCAGTGGTCGACTCGCTGATGCAGGACATACTCGACGAGCGTCGCAGTTGGCCATGGTGCTGGGTATATTGAGTTTCCTACCGGCCTTCATCAATCCCTTCTACGGTGTGATTGGGTTAGCGGTCACCGGTGTAGCGCTGGATTTTGCAGTGCAAATGAACATGGTGTTGGGTCAGCGAGCCGTCTACGCCTTGGGCATTGCTAACAGAGGCCGTCTGAATGCGTTGTACATGATCAGTATCTTTATCGGTGGTGCAATCGGTTCTTCGGTGGCCAGTTCGCTTTATGAACATGCCGGCTGGTTGGCGATTGCTGCGGTGGGAAGCGGATTGTCACTGGTCGCTTTGGTCGTCTTCTCGGTGGTTTCTCGTCGGACCCGAACTGGCGCAATGCTCAAGATGAACAACGGGTGA